TCTCGTCGCCCCACGAACCGAATGGATAGCCGTCTGTGAACACAACCAAACGCTTGGGTTCAATTTCTTCCCGCTTCAAGTAGTCAAAGATACAAGTAAAGTCTGTACCACCGCCACCCGACACTTCATAGTCGCAGATTGTATCCAGGTTCTCTGAGTCGTATTGTGCGGGGTTATAAACGTCTGTGTCAAATGTAATAACATGAATACGGAATGCAGGGAACGAATCCATGATGCCTTGGATTTCGCTGAGAAAGTCCTTGAGCATAGATTCACCAATAGAACCTGATGCATCAATAGCCACAGCAATATCAATCATGGGATCGGTCTTCATGCCGGGCATCACAGCATCCATGTGCCAGCCACGTCGACTAGCTCGCATCCAAGTATAGTCCGATTTAATGGTTGACTCCAATTGCATACGAAGCAGTTCGCGCCAGTTCATCTTGGGCTCAGTGAGCTCTTGAATCAGACGCTTAACACCTGCGGGTAGGTTGCCAGCACCGTCCACAGTTTGAGCCGCCGCCAACATGGCTTCCTTGATCTCGTCACGAATTTGTTGACGCTCGGCTTCGCTAAGTTTGGGACGCCCCTTGCTGTCGCCTTCCTTGCCATCTCCGTCGCCTTCACCATCCAAGTGCTCGTCTACCATGCGCTCAATCAGTTCGTCCATACTGATTTTTTTAACGTTCTTCATCAAGTCATCGTAGACTTCTTCAGAACTCATGCCACGATACTTTTTGTCGTATAGTGCATCCACGGTGGTAATCAGTTCACCAACATGGTGCTCAACCAAGTCTGCGTTGACACAGAAATCGTTGGCAATGTTCCAAATCTGCGGATCGCGATCTCCGCGGCGACCAAAGTGGTCATACACACAATGCAATACTTCGTGTCCAAACAAGAATTCAACTTCTTTGGGACGGAGCATGTCTACGAAACGACTATTGTAGTAGAAGTTTCGACCGTCAGTCGCGGCAGTACCGCACCACTCGTCGGCGTTGACCAGTTTGAGACGGGTAGCCAAGTTACCAAAGAAACTGGCCCGAAGCAGAAGGCCCACACGGGCAGTGACCAATTTTTCACGCACTTTGCGATCCAGTGCAGGATCCATGGGGCCAATCAAGTTGGCAAATTTCTTCTTGTCATCTTTGTTGGCAGTGGTGCCGGCAGTGGCATGCAGAACGTCGGGGTTAAAATAGTGCATGTGAGTCCTTTGTTGTTTATAGTGTATTATAGCAGTTCGCGATTTATTGGTCAATCAGTGCCATTCGCCACCACGAGCAATTTCTTCGTCAGTAAAAGCACCACCTGAACGGTCTGGGTTCAGTGCCCAACTATCCGCTGTGGCTTTTTCGCAACATTTCTCTACATCAAACAAGATAACTTTGAGTTCGTTGATATTGATGGTAAGGAATTTTACAGTAGCATCAAGTGCCATAATTTCGCCTTGCTCCTTGGATGCAACCAGCGCCTTTGTGATTTCAGAAAGATACTTTTCCTTGCCGGCGATTGTGTTCTTCAGGTTAGTGATTACGGTTTGCAGGTTCATTTTAGTCTCCGATCAGTACATAGTGACGACGAATGCCGTCAAGACCTTCTTCCATGACTTCACGAACTTCATGTGCCAGGATTTCTCCTTGGTATTCGTTGTTCATGGCCATTTCAACTTCCATGTCACCTTCGGGGTTGGCTTCCATCAGCAAGGCTATTAATTCACGCACCAACATTCTGCTCTCCTTTTTGCTGTCTATGTGTATATTATAGCAAATTGGGAATTTTGAGTCAACCAAAATGTAACCCTACGAAAGTAATACTTCAGTACTACCTAAATTCAAGTACTTTAGTTGGAACCAACTCTGAGCTTTTTCGTCAAAAAAGTCTAGGTGTACTTGATCTTCGTAATGCATAGTGGGCCCATCGGGCCGACGTTCTTTGTTTGGTACTAGGCCGCGATGGTGCCTGTAAGTGAATCCTAGTTCTCGTCGCAGTTTTGGTCGTATAGCCATACCTATGCCATATTGTTGCAAAATTTTGGCATACACATCAGACCATTCTCCAGGATTGTGGAAAATAATAAGATTCTTTTTTATTGTGACACGGGATGACATAATACAAACCAACTCAGTGTTTTGTCGTCAGCAACATAGATACGATAGTCGTTGTATTTCACAGCATAAGCCCAAACAGGGTTGATATCTGTATCTTCATAGGCTTCAGGATAATGCCGTTTATTGGCCTGCATTTTGGATCGAGTTTCTACATCCTGACTCCAACCATAATGTTCGTTGAACCAGCGACGGCTACGATCAAAGTCTAAAACGCCAGTGCCGCTCCTAAAGTTTTGAGAGAATTCCATTAGATACTGATATCCATACTTACTGTATCGATTATCCATTTTGGTAATCTTGTACTTCATAATTTCTGTGATTTAAAAGAAAAAGGGCTGTGTGCCACAGCCCATGTAAAGTGGCACACAGCCCACACCTTAGGCCGATGCGGCCAAGATGTACTTGCCAAAGCGAGCGTGGAACTCGTCAAAATTCTTGAGCTTGGTTGGCATAAACGGCAGATCGTATGTAGTAAGAGCGATACGGCTACCCATCACAGTGAGTTCGGTCTCAAAGTTCTTCATCATGTAAGCCAGGAAGTTATCAGCCATTTCATGGAAGTGTTTCTGATCCACTTTGGCTTCAACTGCGGCCTTGAGCTCGTAGCACATGGAAATCACCAGCGAGTACATGGCTGACACTTCTTTGACCTGAAGGTCCTTGACCTTGCCGTCCAGAATGTCTTTGGGGTTAGGCATCTTGCCAGCAACCTTGCGGTGTGCCATAAACTTAACAGCAAGACCTTCGCCCACAGTACCTGCAATCAAGTTAGTCAATGTGTCGTCATCCACACTCTCATCCGACAGCAACTGGCTCACAAAACTCCAAGAGCGAGGTGTAGCAAATGCACGACTTGCGGATTTAGCGTCGAAGTCGTAGAGGTCTTGCTTGGCAAAACTCAAGTAACCAACCACGTCCTTGTGGATCTTGTTCATAACAGCCCATTCTTGCCAAGATGGAAAATCCACTTTCATTTCTTGGTGAATAAAGCGGTTCGCCAACGGAGTTGGCATGCGATATGTAACACCTTTGTCGCTTTCACGGTTACCTGCGGCAACCATGACCACGTTGTCGGGCAGGTGATACTTACCAACACGACGGTTAAGAATCAACTGATAGGCTGCGGCTTGCACCGACGCAGGAGCAGAATTCAGTTCGTCCAAGAACAGCACCACAATAGGATATTGGCTGGCAGTATCTTCGTCGGGCAGTTCGACTGGGGGAGCCCAATCCATTTTGCCTGTGTCTTTGTTGTAGAAAGGAATACCACGAATGTCAGTAGGCTCCATCTGACCCAAACGAAGGTCAATCATATAGCCACCAAGATCATTGGTGATGCCTTCAACCAGTTCGGACTTGCCGATACCAGGAGGACCCCACAGGAACACAGGGCGTTTGACTTTGAACGCAGTCAGAATAGACTTGCGGGCTTGGGTAGAATTGACGGTACGAGCGTCTGACATGGGCTAGGTCCTTTCGGTTACAAAAAAATTTCTATGTATGTATTGTAGTTGATTTTGATTTATTAGTCAACTATTTCTTGAGCTTCATAGACCCAAGCAACAGGAATTTCTAAAGCATAAGCAATATCCACTGGATCTTCGCCACGTTCTAGACGTTCTTGGATCAGAATTGATAAATCGCTCATTTTGCTCATTGCAGTTCCTTTGCTGTCTAAGTGTTTGTATTGTAGCAAATATTGATTTATTGGTCAAAGAAAACCCTACAATCTGTAGGGTTTAAAATGTAATACTTGAGTATTAATCTAAGTTATAGTAAATTTGACATTGTTTTATAGCCAATCTCAGCGATGTTGGGTCAGATGGATCCAACAAGGCCTCAACCCACCATTGCGGATGTATGCGTTTGATGTGCTGTCGCAGTGACACTAAGCCTTTGGTATACCAAGAAGAATAGTGATGGTCTTTGAGCCACCAAGCATCTTTGAAGCTCATCAAAGGCGAACTAGGTTTTCCGCAGGAAATAGTACTAACGTCCCAGCCTGGGTAGATGATACGATGAACTGCATGATTGGTTAGCTCGTACTTTTTTTGGTTGCGGAAAAATGAAATATTGTACTCATAACTGATGTTGTCGTTTTGTTTAAGATAAAATCCGTCAACTTGAGATACATCACAGTTTTGAACGTATTTTTTTATCAAGTGAGCTTGCTTACTGATCAGTTCTGGTAGATCCGGGGACCAGTAAAATGCTTCGTCAAATTTGCCTTGAGTGTTTTCTAATTGACGCCTAGGCTTGGCCAGCATAGCGGCTGCATTTTCGGAAAACTGTAACATAGTCTTACCTTTGGCATTCTGTACCAATTTGGGCTTTTCATAACCCCATACAAAACACACAGATTTCTTTTTGTCTACTAACTGTTGATAGTCAGGTAATGTATCTCGCATGTCTGCAAAGGTAGTACCCCAGACGCTGAACAAAGAATTAGCTTCTTGATAAAAGTAGTCGTTGAGGTTGCCCGAAGACAATCTTTGTATTACATGTTCTCCGCCGTCAAGCACTCTATGCTTGGTATTGTGATAAGTTGGATTGGTTTCGATCAACTGTTTTACAGCAGGATACGATGTAACTTTTACTTCAAGATTGAATTCATCGTCTAGAGATGCTGAAGTGCCTTGATGAACAATGTAGTGAGCTATTTCGTCTACAAAAATATTGTTGTCTACAAAGGCCTGTAACATATTCCACGAATCTGCTCCACCGCTGTACATTAATACTACGTAGTCATAATGCTCACGTATTTGCTGAGCTCGTTCGCGGTACCAGAAAGCCAAATCGCCTGGCGGCTCGACTGTCCAATCAAAGGCTCGAAACACTGAATCATTGAAATTCCAATGCAGGTCTATGCCAGTTCTTGCACTGATTTCTATGGCTTCAATTTTACTGTAGGTTTTGTAAGCACCAATCTCATAAAAACCAAAATGGTCATGGTTGGTTCGTGCGGCGATGTGTCGTGGCATAAGGTTATATATTAAAAAAATCGCCCCGAAGGGCGATTTTACATTGTGGGTCCGTTGCCGTTTTTGAACCCAACCACACCACCTTCTGCTTCAATGCGTTTAATAACGTCTTCAAACAAGATGGGCGCAAAGTCAGTTTGTTCCACACAAACGCAATGGTAGCGCGGATCAATCTCTGTACCGTATAATACAGTTCCAGTCTTGGCATCTACACCACGGGCTTTCTTCACACGAGTGGCATGCAAGTGTCCGTGAATGTTAACACCAAAGCGACCTAAACTTGCTTCGTGTACAGGGATGTGACTCAAGATCATGCCGTTCATTACATGGTATGCTCGCAATTCACGGAAGTACTCGCGATATTCCTCATCACGGAAGATGTCGTGGTTGCCGCGGATCAAAACCTTGTCACCGTTCAACCGGCTCAAAGTCTTCAAGGCTTTGCGATTGATCACAACGTCGCCCAAGTGGTAGACCTTGTCTGATGGACGAACAGTATCGTTCCAACGGCGGATCATCTCCTCGTCCATCTCGTCAGGGTCATCCCAGGGACGCAACTTTACCGTGGCGTCGTCTGGATGGGTAAAGCGACACACTCCGGCATGGCCGAAGTGGGTATCGCTAACTAAAAAAACTGCTGGCATTATATATCTCCTTCGCGGGACTTTGGAATCACAAAGCCCAAATCTGTTGTTTCACCATTGATGGTATGCGGTTCGTTTTCATCGTAAGTCCAACCCAAGGCTTTCATCATCCGGTGCTTGACCAAGAGGTTGGGACTGCGGAAAGACTCAGTGTCCCGGAAGCCCATCATCACACCAACTTCACAAACAGCACCGCTACGGCAAACACCTGCATGGCAGTGAACAATAACGTTCATGCGTTGCTCTTGTGCATGTTGCAACAGTCGCACAAGCTCTTGAGCCTGAGCATCAGTTATCTTTGCTTCGTCTGGAAACCGGTCATCACGCTCTGCGTCCAAGAACTCAAACTGATGTGTTTCGCGGAACTGATACTTAGGCACAGGAAACTCGTATGCTGGATCCACAATTTGAATCAGCATGGAATTAAAACCGGGGTCGATATGAAACCCTTGCCGGATATCGCTCATGCTTACATTTTGAATCCACATACATTATCTCCTAACGTTTAATTATAGCACAACAGGAGATTTTGGTCAAGTAGTACTAAGGTATTACTTCTTGCCAGGTATGATCGCCCATGTATTTTACTTGCATGATGTATTGGTAGTCTGGGGGAACACCGGTGTTCCATTCTGAAGGGCCAGTGATTACCAGTAAATTTTTTTCTTTGCGTTTGTCCCAAACCAACCAGTAGCAATGACCCATAACAATTTGAAAATTGTACTCTGCGGCGTACACTGCATCAGTGATGTCGAGTCTACGTTTGATTGCCTGTGCTTGTTTTTCTAACACTGCTACCAACTCCATGATGCGATCGTATTCTTGCTGGGCATAAATCCTAGCATGATTGATCATGATGTCTTTTTGTTTTTCAACTGGAATCAGGTCAAACTTAGGACCCAGTGTGCTGGTAGCGTAAGGTGTAATGTTACGATTTAAAAAATGAACTAACGTGTTTCCGGCAACGATATCAAAACTGTCTCGGCCTTTGGCACTGTTTGGCTGTTCAGGATCTTCCATAATCGCGTGTTCGGCGACGCGGTGCGACGTCTTGCTCTTTGAAAAGATAACTGCGACCGACCTTGCCCAGTTCTATTTCTTTCAAAGCAGTCAGCGTTGGTCCTCTGCGACACGAAACCTTGGCAGTATCACCGCGGTGCAGTTCTCGCAGTCTACGTGATGCAATCAGCACTAGGTCGTACCTATTGCCTACAGCAGTTACGGCTTGTTGACTGGTCAATCCTAGTGTTTCGTAGTATTCTCTATCATTGTTGTTCATTGTCTAATCCGTTTGCATGGCGGTCTCTGTTGTTTTCTGTATCTTGAAACAGTCTGCGTTCTTGTGCAGTTAATCGGTCTTTTTTAAACCAACTGTTTCGTCTTGGATTGCCACATAGTACACATCCTGGTTGTCCGCAATCCATGGCATGATGTTTGGCATGGCGATGTGGCTGTTTGATCTGTCGGTCGTGATGTCCAAGACCGTGTTGTCTTGCAATTTTTACTTGCCGAGCGATGGCCACGTCAGTTTTATGACGTCGACGACTGTTGACAAATTTTGCTAGTTCGTTAGCCATTATCCACCTCGGCTAGCAGCCTTGCGCATTGGGGGGCCTTTTGGGGCAGTCGATACAGGCTTTGCAGCCTTGTTGTCACCGGCTTTAACATCAGGATGTTGAGCGGCATGCTTTTTGGCCATTGCGGCCCGGAGAGTTTCGGTGTACTTGCTCATGATAATGTATTTACAGGGCAGAACTTATTGTAACAAATTCTGCCCTGATTATCAAGCAAATAGGTTACGCAACAGATGACCCAATGCTTTGGTAGTTGAGTCCGACTCCGGTTTCTTTCTTGTATCCTTCGGCCCACTTGGCATAGATAGGATAAGGAAAAGTGGCTCCGGCACCTGTTATGTCTGCTGCCGAGGCCACTAGTGTGATGGTTGCTATGATACTGGCAACTAATTTCTTCATAAGTTCTCCTTGATGTAGAAACTTATTTACAGTTGCTAATATTACAGTTTTGTTACAATCATGCCGCAAAGACAATCGACCCAATGATCAATACTGCCAACACGCCAAAGAACACTGATGTGATCTTTGTGGCCGTGTCTTCGATCTCTCGACCAGTGGGTTCAGTTCTACGCACTTCTTGTCTGCGACGACGTATGGCGTTTTGAATCAAAATATGTTTCATTTCGGGCTCCTAATTCTTGCTCTGTAATATTGTTTTGCTGTGAGTACAATGGCTGCTAACCACGGCAAAGTATGCTCAATGACATCATGCAAGGGATCGATATGATCTCCTACCACAGGCTCTTTGAGTATCATTTGTACTGCTACCACAAACAGCACAAAACTGCCTACAAAAACTGTGTCTGGCCAACGCTGTAGTAATCGTGCAATCATGGTTGATCCAAACAAAATAATCGGTACTGAAATCAACAATCCAAATACGACCATTCCGAAGTTTCCGTTGGCTGCGGCAGCAATGCCTAGAGCATTGTCGATGCCCATGACAGCATCAGCAACCACAATGGTGCCTATGGCCGACCAAAAAGTGTCTTGAGGCTTGATTTCGTGCTCGTTGCTTTGAAATGCCAGTTTCCAGCCAATATAGATCAAAGCCAAGCCGCCTATGAGACGAAGCCCAGGAATCAACAACAAATAAGTCAGTGCTGCTACGCTGATAAATCTCACAGCCACAGCACCAAATGTTCCCCACAAAATTGCTCGCCGGCGTAGATTTTCTGGAAGCCGGTTAGCAGCCATGCCTATGACCAAGGCGTTGTCGCCTGCCAACACAATATCAATCAGTACGATTGCTATCACTGCCCAAATTGCTTCAATCATGATTTACCCCAATCCCATTTCAACCACAAACGTTCATGTATGTAATGTACCACAGTCATGAATACGTTTATAATCACAGCCCCTTCTAGGCCTGTAAAAATGGCGGTTACGCCTGTTGCTGTAATCCGCCATGATGTTGCTCTTGCTAATGTTCTCTTGTGTGTTTCTGCCATAATGCTCCTTGTAAATTGTGGTTTAGAACCTAAACCACGTTATTTACCAAACAGAGCAAAATTAATTGGCCAACACTCTTGAAACCGCAGTCATCACAGCCGCAATACGACCAATGTCGCGAAGTTGTTCTACTGTGTAGCCTTCTTTTTTCAGCGTTTCATAATGTGCTTTCACACAGAAATGGCACTTGCCAACAATGCTTGCTGCTAGGCTGTAGGCTTCGAATCTAGCCTTGGTGGTTCCGCCGTGTGTGGCAATGGCATTCATGCGCAGTTGTGCCGGCAAACCTTTGAGATTCTCGTCATCGGCCATTTCAACATACGGGTACCATACGTTGTTTTGTGCCATGATCGAGCCGGCTGTCAACGCAGCATCTGCTTCCACACGGTTTGCTAACTGTGCATGAACCCAAGTCCACAGTTTGGTGTTGCCTGTGGCAAAGGCAGCAGCCAGCGCAACGGCTTCGGCTTCCTCTGCTGGCAAAGTACTACGCTTGACTACAGCGTCAATGTTGAGTTTGGTATCCTTGGCATAGTCAGGGATACTGTTTTCTTTGAGTGCATCTACCCATTGTGTCATTTTATCTTCCTTTGCTTGCTAATACAATTTTACAGATATGTTCCAATCGCTCTATATGTTCAAACGCACGCCACGGGCTAGTATCAATGGCCACTACACCGTGCCCCTTGATGCCCACGATGTCATAATAGATATTGCCGTTTTTATCTAATTGTAAATTATGATGACATTGATCTGCTAGTTCTTGACTGATAGGCGGCACGTCGGGAACATTGGGAGCCACACGAGTGTAACGACTGAGTTCAGGAAAGTCGTTGACTACAGTACTTAGATCAATGCCAGCATGCATGGCCGCCACACAATAGGTGGGATGCAAGTGAACCACCACTCGCACATCGTTTCGATGTTGCCCCATGGCTCGCTGTAGTCCAAAGTGCAAGGGCAGTTCGCCACTGGGCTTTAAGTTAGCACTGATATCAGTGTAGTATTGTTCCTGCCACAGTGAGTCACTGACAATCCCAATCTTCTTGAACTGATCGGGCTGTAGTGTCTGCTTACGCACACCCGACGGTGTGATATAAAAATGATCACGGTCGTGGTGGCGTATGCTGACATTACCATCGCGACTGGTAATCCAGTTCCTACGATAGGCTTCTACCAGTGTTTCGCAGATGGTTTCTAACATTACAGTGTCTCGCCGCCAATGGTACGGTTACATGCGCAGAGTTCGCCGGTTTGGAGAGCGTCCAACACACGCAGGGTTTCTTCTGGGCTACGGCCAACATTCAAGTTGTTGACAGTAACATGCTGGATTTCATTGTTGGGGTCAACAATAAATGTAGCACGAAGTGCAGCACCAGCAGGAGCATAGAACACACCCAACTGTTCGATCAGGCTGAGTTCACCGCGCTGTGTGTCAGCGAACTGGTGATGACGGATCTTCTTGAGATCGGCGTGAGCATTTTGCCAGGCCACTTTACAGAATTCGTTGTCTGTGCTTCCTGTGAGCAACACAGCATCACGGTCTTCGAAGTCTTGTGCCAACCGGTCGTAGGCCACGATTTCTGTGGGGCATACGAATGTAAAATCTTTTGGATAGTATACGATTACTTTCCACTTGCCTTCAAAACTGTTTTCAGTGATGGTGTAGAAAGCGTCTTCGGGTTGACCAGGTTTCACGCCGGTAATGGCAAAGGGTGCCAGTTTGTCGCCAACTGTTTTCATTGAGTTCTCCTATTAAAATGAAAGTTGATTAGATCAGTGTTTCCACTGTGCTTGTATTGTAATAGTATATATCAATGAAATCTACGAAAAAATAGGTTTTTCCTATTGTATTTTACAATGACGACAATATAGTTTTTTTATAACTGTCGGTGTAGTAGCGGGGGTAAGGGGGTTCTGGTTGCCATTGTGGCTTTGCTTCCGTGGGATCTGGAACAAATTTTTTAACTGCCTCAGACCTAGGAAAACTAGGAACAAACTCAGTGACACAAGAATATCTTGCTGGATGATAGATACGACCTTTTGCTAGGCTGTATAGCAACGTTGTTATTTCGTTGGTGTCTGGCATCATGAAATATTTATTGGCTAGATCAATGCCATACTTCAAGATATTTTCCGTTCCATTCCGGGGTAATATGTGTGAGGTGATTGTATATTTTGGAAAAAACAGATGAGTAAGTCTTAGGATCAAAATGCGGCGACACGCTGGTATAAATCATACGTCGTGGCAAAGTTCCTGCCAGCCCTATCATTAAATGATGTTGTAAGGCTTTGCCGCCGGCATAACCCACCATGCTAGTGTGCTTGTCTCGGTAAGCATGCAAGGCCAGCCCGGTAGTAAAAAATACCATGGCTGCGGTCGGCTGGACATATTGTTGAGCACATAACGCCACAGCATGTGGAATTACAGCGTGAATTTGTATAGTGGTTTGCCAAGATTTGTAATCAAAACTTCGTCGATCTGTCAGGCAGTAGTTGTTATCGGGGTAACTTTGACAGGTGCTGTTATATAAGATTAAATCAAAAGGCGTTTGTTTGCACTGATTTTCAAAACAGCCAACAACGTTTTCAACGTTAGAAAAATCTGCTGTGTAATGATTGATATGAGCATTTGGGTGTGGTTTGTGCGAAATAACCACAACGTGATGCCCGTCTTGCTGTGCCCTTACGCAAAAATCATAGCCAAATTTTCCTGGGACGCCACCGCCGCCAAAAACACATATATTCATATGTTGTACTTATTTTAAATGGCCGGCCCTGAAGGAATCGAACCTCCACCCCCGAGTTCGAAGCACGGTATTCTATCCATTGAACTAAGGGCCGATTTTGGTAAGTAAATTATGCTTGAAATTATCTATCTATTAGTTACAACACACTTGACTATTCTAAGTGTAACCTTGTACTTACACCGCAGTCAGAGTCATCGTAGTGTAACCTTTCATCCAATGATAGCACATTTTATGCGTTTTTGGTTGTGGCTTACAACTGGAATGGTAACAAAAGAATGGGTGGCTGTGCATCGCAAGCATCATCAAGCATCTGATACGCTAACTGATCCGCATAGTCCTAAGATACATGGAATTTGGCGTGTGTTACTTGGAGGAGCATTTTTATATGTCAAAGCAAAACAAGATCGTGACATGGTCAACACACTTGGTCGTGGTACTCCTGCTGATTGGGTGGAGCTTCACTTATACAGTGCTAGACCTACCCTTGGCATTGGCATTCTCCTTTTGCTCAACACAGTGATGTTTGGCTGGTGGGGATTGTTAATCTGGGGCATACAAATGATTTGGATTCCGTTCTGGGCCGCGGGCGTGATCAACGGTTTAGCACACTGGTGGGGCTACAGAAATTATGCAGTCAAAGACACCAGTCGTAATCTTCTTCCTATTGGTATTTGGATTGGTGGCGAGGAGTTACACAACAATCATCACGGCGACGGTGCCAGTGCCAAATTTAGTAAAAAATGGTGGGAATTTGATATAGGTTGGGCTTATATCAAAGTTCTAAGCGCACTGGGCTTGGCCCAGGTGCGCTGATATTACCAATAGTAGTGATGCGGTTTACGACTCACGCTAGGAAGTTCTGCATCAACTAAATCTTCTTTGTCAAACTTTGTAATTTGACGTTCCCATTCCCGTCCGCGAGTGCGTTGGGGTTGGTTCATGTGTTCACGGATCCACCACTGTGGTGTGGGCATGCCATGATACTCTTTGTAACTACGTTTCTTCTTGGTCTTTACTCCGGGCTTTTCAATGTAACACCAGAAATTATACCAGTATTGAAACTCATTGCTCCACTTTTGATATGGAATCTTTTCCATGCCGTAGTCCCAACGAGACTCAGGGTTCTTGAGTCGCCAAGGACGGTCTTTATGCGTTCTAGACATTGTGTTCTCCTTAACATCTATAATCGCATATAAATCTCCTTGAAAATTGTTAGTGGTGCTCCCAACTGGTAACGATCCAGTGTTTCTACATTACCAATGTAGTGTAATGCCTTTATACTATGAGAGCAAAATGGAGCGGGATACCAGAGTCGAACTGGTGACTTGTCCTTGGCAAGGATACATTTTACCCCTAAACTAATCCCGCAATGGTGTATTTACACCAGGCCTTCGGCTTGCAGAGTTTTCACCACTGCTTCGCCTAGCACAACTTCGTTGCGCACGTTGGCCTCAAGCACAGCGTCTTGAAGAGCTTGCTTTTGCTTCTTCAAGTTGGCCACAACAGCCTTGAAGCCAGCAACATCGTCGGCATTGAACACGCCAGTGTCCACAGTGTCGCCATAGCCATAGATGCTACGGCGCTCGCTTTTGTCGTTGCGAAGTTTTTCCAGTTTGCCAGCAATCACCACAGCGGCTTCGCGGACTTCACTGCCCACATAAGCGCCATACAATTGGATTTGCTTTTCAATGCGAGCCAGTTCAGTGAGCTTGGCATCAACACCCGCGGTGTGGTTCACTTCGCCCACAGCCTTGCGGATGTCGTAGAGAGCGTTGGTCAACGCCACTCGACGATCGATGTTCCGCTTTGCTTCGGCTGCGCTGACAGCCAGCACGCCTTCGGCATCCTGAAACTCGTTCAGGCTTACTTTGACTTTTACGTCAATGTGCTTCAACGCATCGTTGATAGCGTTTTGGAGAGCGTTGGCTTTTCTAAGAGTGATATTCATTTTTGTTGCCTTTCGATATTCAATAAACAAAATAGGGTGGTAAGATAAAAAGTCAAGTGACAGACAGGACAAATGACATAGGTGTATCTACAAGAGAGTTAACCATGACAACGAACACTAGACGATTCACAGAGGCCTGCATATTACCGATGTACAAGACACAAAGTTGTCAACTTATTATAGGGTCTCGGCACACGCAAGCACGATTAGCTTTCAAGGCTAATTGATCAGGTTAATTGCATAGTTCGACCATTCGGTCACAAACTATACGGCGTCCATCCTCATCTACTTCTATCTTACCAAAAACTTATTATAAAGTAATTAACAGGTCCGAGCAAGTATTTTGGTTAACCTGCTCGGGCTGTTTTCTATGCGGCTCGCAAACTTTTAAATCGGTCTGCGGCATAACTAGCGGCAAAGGCGTCGGGCTTGACAAACGGTATAACGTTGCAAGTGCCTTTGATGTAGCCTATAGCTTGGCTAATAACACAACTTGATCCGTAGTGTTCATCAGGGTTAATGTCCAAGTGGACTTCAACATGACGACCTTCCAATACTTCCGCTAACTTCAAGTACAGTTCTGAAACCTTGTAGACTTCGGTCATCAGTCGTTGGCTTGGTTTGCCCGGCTTTGCGTCCCATACAGGTTCACGTTGTACTTCACCAAACAGTTTGCAACCGTTGTTGCCGTTGATATGAACCACAATGGCTAGGACGTAGTCAGCATACCAACGACCGTCAATGCGCAGACGTTCGGAGTCGCAGCCAAGGTAAATCTTGGTTTCGGGCGTTTGTGCCTTGATAAATTCTGCTACTTTTTCAATATCTAGCTTTTTCATTTGGTTCTTTCTTAAAGTTGGTACCCGAGGTCGGACTCGAACCGACACGCTTTTTAGGCAACAGATTTTGAGTCTGCCGTGGCTACCATTACACCACCCGGGCATTTCTACAAGTATATATTATACTTGATATCGCGGTTTTGTGTAAACCGGAATTTTGGTCGGTGTAGCGGGATTCGAACTCGCGACCCCTTGCACCCCATGCAAGTGCGCTACCTGGCTGCGCTATACACCGAAATTTGGCGGGCCCGGAAGGGATCGAACCTCCAGCCTGGGTTTTGGACACCCAATGCATCAGCCAGAAGACCCGTGTTTGGCAGAGGGATGGCAGAATCGAACTCCAACCGCTTTCGCAGTCCATCTGTTTTCGAGACAGTGCAGGACCCAGTCCTGTTAACCCTCTATTAATTGGTGGAAGTGATCGGGATCGAACCGACTACCTCTTCAATGCCATTGAAGCGCTCTCCCAGATGAGCTACACCCCCATTAAACTCGTTCGCGCTTGACGCGACCGATACGACTTGCTTTGTTCCAGTCGTAAGTGATACCATCAGGACACTTACCATCACGAACACTGTCAACACCAAAGCGACCACATACTTCAAAGTTTGGGCCCACTATGGTTACAAATCGATCTACTAATTTGGCATACGCCATTGCCAACTCCAGATTGGCAAATTCTTGTTCATCTATTTTATACATTCTTTTCTTTTCACAACAATAACAACAACAAATTGCAAACACCGGTTTCGCCGGGGCGTGTGGCTGTGAACGATCGACCAGGGTTGGCACTCCGGCTCCCACAATGGATTGTCCTTGACACCGGCAACAGTCCGTGGCCTCTCACCACGACACCTAATCCGCCAGATGTGCATTACTGCACAGAGCCAGCCGGGGGATTGCCCCCGCACGTTTTTGTTTGCAAACTGGTACCCGGGATGAGATTCGAACTCACACGCTTTTGGCACCGCCCCCTCAAGACGGCGTGGCTACCATTACACCACCCGGGTAAAAACTCTCGGACAGTGTTCGCTACTGCCCTCCACTGTTAGACTGGTGCGAACAATTCTAACAGCAGTACTTTGGTGCGTGATGACAGATTCGAACTGCCGGCATCCAACGAGTCAAATTGGCACTCTACCAACTGAGTTAATCACGCATGACTGGGTTGAAATACTGTGTCCCAAGATGTTTGACGAACTTGGTCCAGTGTCGCAACATATTTTCTAAAATTCTGATACTGCACAACATCAAACTCGGTAGACATCACTGTATTACGCAAAAATTGTTTGTCTGCATTGTTGATTGACGCAGTGGCATCTAGCCAGGATAAAAACTTTTGAATGTCGGCAGTTGGAACACTGCTTAGTTTCAAGCAATCAATACCTTGTACTGTGGTATAAGACACTGGAATGCCAAGGCTGTAACAGTACTCTGCTAATGCTGGTAAACTGTAGATACTTCCGTGTTGCAGAGTATGATGTACACTGATCTTTTGGGCGCCAACTGTATTGATCAATGTGCGAATATTGGTATCTACATCTAACCATACACAAGGATATCGCAAATATTCGGCCATACTTCCTATGCCTTCTAGACTAACACTGACGTGTAAATTAGCAAATTTAGGCAAGCGTTGTAGAATAGTCAGCGGAAGTTTGGTTAAATTACTGTTAAAACCAATCAATACTTTGTTGGCCTTGGGTATGAGTCGATCCAGTACATTAACAGTTTCGGCAATCATAAATGGTTCGCCGCCGGTGATATTGACTCTATGTACATGATCAAAAAGATCAGCACTGAATGTTTTAAACTCATGAGTTTCCCACCACTCTGGCACACGTTCTCTAACCACTCGTACTCCCGGCACTGTGATTTGTTCAAATGCTGCGGAGTTCATAAGGCGTTCGGTGTGCAATGCCGAACTGGCCTTGGGATCACACATCATACATTTTAAATTGCACAGGTTGCCAAACCGCAACTCTATTTCTAACACTGGGTTTAACTCAGATACTACAGGTGTAGACTTTTCTTTGTACCATATTTCATTGGCATAGTACCTAAGAGACTTTAAACCCAATGCTTCTTCGTGCCAACATTTTTTACAGCCCGAATGCTTTATACCAGACACATGATCGTTGTGCATCTGTTGTCGCACTGTACTGACATACGTGGTGTAATCTGTAAATTTGATTGGCTTTGGTTGATCTGGCAAATATTGACAACATGGATCTAGCGTACCATCATGATTGATACTGATTCCGTTGTAAGCCAATGTACAAAATGTTTCTGGATTTATCATATATTTGGTGCCCCAGGTCGGACTCGAACCGACACGCATCTCTGCACTGGCTTCTAAGACCAGCGTGGCTACCATTACACCACCGGGGCTAAATTTTTTGGTGCCAACGGTTGGACTCGAACCAACCACACACAGATTTTCAGTCTGCTGCTCTACCTGATGAGCTACGTCGGCAATTAAGATCGGGCGCCTGGCTATTCAGCGTTACCTGACCTCACTAGATTGTCTCGAATAGGCAAGTTTGAACAAACCGGCTTCAGTCATACTATAGTGTCAACACAGTCAACCCCACTGTGCCTAGACTGGCAGGGACTCGAGCCTATCGTCTATCCCGAAACTGGTGGAAGCGGTGAGATTCGAACTCACGGACCCTTTCGGATCGTCTGTTTTCAAGACAGGTGCAATAAACCGGACTCTGCCACACTTCCAAATTGGAGGTCAGGGTAGGAGTTTAACCTACCTAATACGGGTTTGCAATCCGTCGCATAGACGCTCTGCCACCTGACCATTGTTTGGTACCTGGACACGGTTTCGAACCGCGGACCCTCTCCGTGTAAAGGAGACGCTCTACCCCTGAGCTATCCAGGCAAGTATGTATTATATAAGAAATAAGATTAATTGTCAACTACTTCGACTAAAATATCTTTCCGCATTAGAACATTTCGGGTAGACCCAACACGATGTACTGACAGATATGCAACCCCATCAAAGTAGCGAACAGAATTAGTGTTATCGCAGATAAATCTTTCGTGCGTAATTATGTTTTCAAATGTAATAGGTTTCATTGCATCTCCTTGTTGCTATTACTTAGCAATCTTATTATATCATGCACTCTACTATTTCAGGGCACACAGTTTTCCAATTTGTGTTTCTACGTTGGTCCCACTGATTAACATATTTCCAAAATGATTCAGGATCTACAATAGGGTTATCTTGGAGCATTTTGTGTAGTATGTGGTCTTTGCTGTATCGGCTTGTTATTAGTTCCCGCATTCTAAGACTGCAATTTTTTATACTTAACGTACCGTAGGCCGGATGTGTGTGAATGCCTGTGAACCTATCTGTAGGAAATGTACTAGCAACCCAATCTAAAAACTCTTGGTAGTAATAGATGTTAAACGGAGTCACGGTGTGATTGATGTGGAACTTAACATTAGAGTCAGTTTCACTAATTAATCTACGCACGTTGTTTTGTACTTTGTCCCACTTTAGCGGATACCGTTGGTATTCAAATACAGGACCTATTCCGTCGATGCTAAAATTTACCATCACAGACTTAAATTTTTTCCATTGCTCCATACGAGCCGATTGTGGATAAATGCTGCCGTTGGTTGTATATTTGATTTCGCATATCTCAGGATTAGCAATCTTGGGCAGAGCAAATGTATCAGTATCGCTAAGGAATGGTTCGCCACCTAAGAACTGTATTAGTCTTAATTCACTTGTATCCAGCTTATCAAATATTGTGTTAACATGATCTTTGAGATCTACTTGCGAACTTTTAATTTCAAATTCTTTATACTTTGCTAATTCGCTTTGCCAATAGCTACTGCTCCATGGCCCACAAGTTAAGCATCCACCGTTGCACGTTATGTCGGCTTGTATATCTAACCACGCTACTTTTGTATCCGGAATATCAGCAGGTATAACCTTAAGACCTGATTGCCTATACCCTTGTACCTTGTATGTTTCTTCAGAACGGCACTTTCCGCATTCTCTATGTATCCACGGCGTCGAATTATTAAGTCTTTTTCTATAAACATCAAGATTGTTAAACGGCATAGGATCGCCGGTCCAATAACAACACGGTAGCCATGTGATACGATTGTTATCTATAAAAATTCGATAACCGTTGCTAAGATGTCTGCAGAAAGTATTTGAACTCATAAACAATTAGCAATTTCCGGAAACACTTGTCTCCAACTATTTTTACGTCTGCTTTCTAAGATTGATAGATACCGTGTTGCTTCGTTGCAACTTCTAATAACTGTTTCAATCATCCTTGCTGGTACTTGATCACTTGTGTACCTAGCAAGTACTTTTTCTTTAAGTGCCGGCGTAACTAACCTTGGGGATAATTCTCCAGCAACAGGACTAGCAGTAAAACCGGACATCCTATTGCTATGTGCAAAATGCTTGTTAAACCAATAATCGAACTCGTCGTAATACAACAAGTTTAAAATGTTCACAGCATGATTAATTTTGAAACTAACATTAGCGGGCATTTCTGTTTGCATACGTAAAATGTTTCGCTCAACAGTTGCCCAGCTTAACGGATAACGTATGTACTCAAACCTATCGTTGATTCCGTCAACACTAAAATTGATCTTGATTTGCTTAAATTTTTCCCAACGCTTTATTTGTGCATCGGTTGGATAAATGCTGCCGTTAGTAGTAAACTGTATTGTGACTTGACTTGGGTCGTGTATTAACTCAACTAGCCTAGCATCAACTGTTGATAGCATAGGCTCGCCACCTAACAATAGTATAGTGCGAGCTTTTTGCAAATCTACCAAGGATGCAATCTTACTCAGATAATCTTGTTGGCGATCTACTGGCGTCACAATCTTAAGTTCTTGTGCCCAATAGCTACTGCTCCATGGCCCGCACATAATGCAGCCACCATTGCATGTAGCGTCAATTTGAATTTCTAAAAACGAAGGATCGCCTACTGGTAAAGAGTCTTCAACTGTTCGAAAACTCAAGTTGCGACGAGATTCTCTTACCTCGCTACGATCTAAAAAATTGCAATCGCTGCAATTTGGTTCTTCATATGAATCGAGTTTACTAACACGATTTCTCCAATCATCTAAGTCGGTTTTATTTTTTACAATATGTTCTGTCTTATAAAGACAGCAAGGTCTCACAACCAAGTCGCCTTGCATATTAAGATTAAATTTATATCCGTTGCTTAAAAATCTGCACGATTGGTTCATATTAATGGTCGGTGTGACACGATTCGAACATGCGACCACCTGGTCCCAAACCAGGAGCTCTACCAGGCTGAGCTACACACCG